AATAAAAATGTCTGCAATTGTTACTGATCAGTTTAGAATTCTTAATGCGAATAACTTTGTAGAATCAGTAGAATCTGCTGATAATTCTTACTATGTTTTTATAGGATTGCCGAATCCACAAGTAGATGGTTTTGGAAGAGATTCTAATTGGAATACAAACACTCCAGATCCTGTTGATAATTTTTCTCGCCATGCTCATGTTGGCGACACTATGATGTATGGTAAAAGGATTTCTTCTGCAAACATTAGAAGAATTATTAGAAGGGTTGATTGGACTGCAGGTAATAGATATGAAATTTATAGAGATGATTATAGTGTAAGTAATCCAAGTCCTATAAAAGAATCAAGTCGATTATATGGTGCAAATTACTATGTAATGAACTCAGATTTTAAAGTTTATCTTTGTATTTCTAACGGATCAACTGGCGAAAATCCAAAAGGTAATATTTCTCAGGATGAACCAACATTTACCGATTTAGAACCATCTAGAGCTGGTACTAGTGGTGATGGTTATATTTGGAAATATTTGTATACTGTTTCTCCAGCAGATATACTTAAATTTGATTCTACAGAATATATTACAGTTCCTAATAATTGGTCAACTAGTACAGACTCTCAAATTAGAAATATAAGAGAGAATGGTGATTCTAGTGTAAATAATAATCAAATTAAGCATGTCTATATTGATAATGCAGGTGGTAAATATGCTGATGGATTAGGACAAGAAGTTAAAATCATTGGTGATGGTGAAGGAGGAACAGCAAGAGTTGATATTGTATCTGGTGTAATTAAAGATGTTACTGTAAGTTCTGGTGGTAAAGATTACAGTTATGCTCTTATAGATCTAGGTGCTTTACAAGATACTCAACATCCATCAAATCAAAGAGCAAAACTTGTTCCTATTATTCCACCATCTCTTGGTCATGGATATGATCTTTACACAGAACTTGGAACCGATAAAGTTTTAATTTATGCAAGATTTGATGATTCTACGAAAGATTTCCCAACAGACACTAAGTTTGCTCAAGTTGGTATTGTAAAAAATCCAACTCAGATTGGAACTGGTAATACTTTTACAGGAACCACTTTTTCATCGGTGAGTGCCTTTAAGTTTAAAACTGTTGCAGGTACACCAACTATAGGTGAGCAAATAACACAAGACGTTACTGATAGTAATGGTGATGCACAGAAAGCAAATGCTTATGTTGCTTCTTATGATAAAGAAACTCAAGTTATGAAGTATTTTATAGATAGATCTCTAAATTATACATCAACCAATGATCAAACTGATTATGCTGGTATTTCAACTAGTGGTCAGATATATCCATTTGAGTCTACTGCTAATGCTATTAAAGGTACAAGTTCTACTTTCTCAGGAACTATTGATAGTGATTTTAGTGGAATAAGTACAAATCCTTCTGGAACTAAGTTAATTAATCTAGAAACTACTTTTAATAAAGGGTTATCCCAACCTGAGATAAATAAAGGATCGGGGGAAATTGTTTATCTTGACAATAGACCTTCGATTGCTCGAAATACTCGACAAAAAGAAGACGTTAAAATCATCCTGGAATTCTAAAGAAAAATGCCACAAAAGACTAACTTAAATATAAGTCCTTATTATGATGATTTTGATAAGGCAGATAACTTTTATAAGGTACTGTTTAAACCTGGATATCCAGTTCAAGCAAGAGAATTAACAGGTTTGCAATCAATATTGCAAAACCAATTAGAATCGTTTGGAAGTCATATTTTTAAAGAAGGTTCAATGGTTATTCCTGGTGGAGTAACCTATGATAGTACATATTTTGCAGTAAAAGTAAATCCAGATCATTTAGGAATTGATGTTACTGTATATCTTGATGCAATAATCAATAATAATGATGGTAAAGGAACTAAAGTTAAGGGGCAAAATTCTCAAATAGTAGGAACTATTAAAAATTATATTTTACCACCATCTGAAGGTGTTGATGATATTACTCTATTTGTTAAATATAAATCATCTGGAGATAGTAAAGAAAGTACACAATTCCCAAATGAAGAGATATTAACACTTGAAGAAAATATTACCTATGGTAATACTACATTAAATTCAGGAGAATCTGTTTTAACATTGGTATCTGAAGAAGCTACTGCTGTTGGATCTGCTGCTGGTGTTGATCAAGGTGTATATTTTATTAGAGGTACATTTGTAGATGTAAATAAGTCTCTTGTAGTTCTTGATCCATATAGTAATACACCATCTTATAGAGTTGGATTTGAAGTATTAGAGCAAGTTATTAATGCTAATGATGAACCTTCTTTAAATGATAATGCTAAAGGGTTTACCAACTTTGCTGCACCTGGTGCAGATAGATTTAGAATATCTGTTAAATTAACTAAAAAAGCACTATTAGATTATAATGATACTAATTTCGTAGAGTTATTGAGAGTACGAAATGGTGAAATAAAGAAATTAGAGAATAAGTCTGTATATTCGGAGATTAAAAAATATTTTGCTAAGAGGACATATGATGAATCTGGTAACTATGCAGTAAATCCATTTAGAGTAAACATTCAAAATTCATTGAATGATGAGATTGGTTCTGATGGATTATATGTAGAAGGTCAAAAAACTGACGAAGGTAACGATCCTTCAGAAGATACAATGTGTGTTAAGCTGTCACCAGGTACAGCATATGTTAGAGGTTTTGATGTAAATCTACCAGGAACAACTGTTTTAGATGTAGATAAACCAAGAGATACCAAGAGTATTAAAAATTCACCTATTCCATTTGCAATGGGTAGTTTATTGAGAGTAAATAACGCTCAAGGGTCTCCTTATATTAATATTGGTTCTGCTGAAAGTGGTGGTGCTAATGTTATTCATCTTTATAGTAGAAGAATAAGAGCAATTGAAGCACAAAGTCAGACTACTGATAAATTAGGTGCAAAAGTTGGTGAAGCTCGTGTTTATTGGTATGGTCTTACTGATGATTCGTATACTGATGGAGCAACTGAATGGGATTTATATTTGTATGATATACAAACATATACCTATCTCGAAATAAGTAATCCAGGTACTATTACTGATATTGCACCAGTATCAACATATATTCGTGGTTTAAGTAGTGGTGCTACTGGATATGTTGCTGCGACAAATGCAAATGAGTTAGTATTGTCACAAACATCTGGAACCTTTATTCAAGGAGAACAGTTAAGGTTTAATGAGCAAGATATAGCAGCAAATTCTTCAGTAATTAAGGTTACATCTTATACTACTGATGATATTAAATCAGTATATCAAGATGCTAAGACACTTTCAAGCAATAAACTATTAACTCCATTTGCTGCTGATTCTGTTTTATATGATAGGGTTTTACCAAATTTCTCTGCTTTTGATAAATTAGTAATTGTTGGAGACACTACTGGAGATAATGGATCTGCTACAGTAGCAAATAGAAGATTTGCTGGTCAAGTTGGATTAAAAACTGATTCTATTGTTGGATATTCAACAGATACTAATGCTGTTAAATTTCCAACATATAATAGAGTAAATTCAATAGCTGCTGATGGTAGTTCAGTAGGACTTCAACCAGTTGGTATTGTAACAGGATTAATAAATGGTGAAATTGTTTCTGGAGTAACAACTTCAGGGATATTCCGTGTTAAATCACCTAGAATTCTTAATTTTAGTAATTCTGGATTATATGCTAATTTGCCAAAGAGAAATATTTCTGCAGTTGATTTATCAAATTCAACTCTTTCAATATCTCGTCAGATAACAGGAAAGGCAACTTCTGCAAGTGGTAGTGTTACATTAACAACTCAAGATGCTTTAGATGGATCTGGAGATGGTGATGCAATTGGTATTACTAGTGCTTTCTTTGAATCTTTTGATCAAGAGAGATATTCTATTGTTTATGATGTTGATGGTGTACCAGAAAAACTAAGTTCTGATAAAGTTACTATTACTAATGATGGTAATGATTTAGTATTTACAGGTCTTTCTAGAAATAGTGCAAATATTACCATTAATACTACATTAAGAAAAATTGGTCTTAATAGTAAGTCTAAAGATTATAATAGAAGTAATCAAGTAGAAGTAACTAGAACTGTAGGTGTATCAACTAATGCACAATTAACTCAAAGTAAGTTCTATGGATTAAGAGTTGAAGATAAGGAAATATCGTTAAATGTTCCTGATGCAGTAAAGATTCTTGCTGTCTATGAATCTAAAGATCAAAATATTGCTAATTTGGATAGATTAACATTTGTAGAAGGATTAGAATTAAATACAAATTCAATTATTGGTGAAAAAATTATTGGTCAGAAAAGTAGAGCAATAGGTCAAATTGTAAATAGACCTTCTACTAATGAGATTGATTTTGTATATCTTAATGGAAATATATTCTCACCTGGTGAAACAGTTAACTTTAAAGAGTCTAATATAGAAACAAATATTCAAAAAGTAGTTCCTGGAAACTATGTTAATAGAACATCTAATTATACATTAGATAAGGGACATAAGAAACAGTATTCTGATTATTCTAAGATAGTTAGAAATGCAAACGCAGGTGCTCCTTCTAAGAGATTGCTTATTATATTTGATAAGTATCAAGTTCAGAGTGGAAATAATGGTGATTTATTCACTGTAAATTCATATACTAAGGATAGGTACACGAATGATATTCCAAGTATAGGAAGAACTAGAACAAGTGATATTCTTGATTTTAGACCAAGGGTTAATGAATTTGATCCATCAACAACTAATGCATCTCCATTTGCGTTTTCGTCAAGAAGTTTTGAAACAACAACCAGATATGTTGTTGCTCCAGATGAGAGTTCTATTGTTGGATATACTTATTATCTGCCAAGGATTGATAAACTAGTAATTAATAAGTTTGAACAAGTAAAACTTATTAAGGGAGTTTCTGCTGAAAATCCAGCACCACCTACTGAGGTTGGTGATTCTATGGAAGTTGCTGAAATCACACTTCCTCCATATCTTTATAATCCTGTAACTGATCCTAATATCAAGTTATATGATAATAGAAGATTTACCATGAGAGATATTGGTAAAATTGAGAAGAGAGTTTCTAATTTAGAAGTAATGACTTCTCTTACTGCTCTTGAATTGGATACTAAATCATTATCAGTAACTGATGCTGATGGATTAGATAGATTTAAGACTGGATTTGTTGTAAATGATTTCAAAAATAGAGATTTTATTAACACCAATCGTGAGCAAGGATCTAGATGTGAGATTGATATTGTTAATAAAGAATTAGTCAGTGCTGTTGATTTCTGGTCACTTCCTGCTGAATTGGCATTTGATCCTTCTATAGATCAAAATATTGTAGATATTTCATCTAATTTAAAACTTTTAGATCCTAATTGTAAGAAAACTGGAGATATATTAACATTAGATTTTGAGGAAGTTAGGTGGATTGAACAACCACAAGCATCTCAAGTTGAAAATATTAATCCATTTGAGGTTATAGTATATGTTGGTGGTATTATTCTTGATCCACCATCAGACAATTGGACTAGAACAATCTATGTTGAGGGAACTCATAGAATAGAATCTACAGGTGCAACTTGGGCTGAACATCAAAATATTGTTTCCGATAATACTGATATCAATACTGATGTAACGGTAACTGAAGAAGAAGTTGAGGCTAATCAGAGAAGGTTTGAAGGTAATCATAGAGACATTACTACAACTAGAACTACAACTACAACAAGAACTGTAGAAACTTCATTCTCCAATACACTAGAAAATGCAGGTAGAGAGTTTGATTATGTTGAAAGTATTAAAATAAGTGGGCAAAGTGATCCATTTATGCGTAGTAGAAATGTTGCATTTAATGCAAATGGATTAAAACCAAGCACAAGGCATTATGCATATCTTGATAGTGCTGCTCCTGATATAGCACCTAAAGTAACTGAAATTCAAATGACTTCTGGTTCTTTCCAGAACTATGAACATGTTGATGTATATGATGGTAGTAAATTAGTTGCTACTGTTATAGCAGTTCCACCAAATCATAAGTATGGTGATACTAGCGTTATTAGACTTCCTATTGTAGGTCCTTTTGATAGCAGTCCATACCTTATGCCAGGTAATGATGGATCAGCCATTATTGGTAATACTATGCAAAATGAGCAGCAAATTAGAACATCATTAACTTCTAGTAATGTAAGTGTTGTTGGTGGAACCACTGAAAAATATATGGTAGATATATTTGATAGTTC